AAAGTAAATCCCTACGATAGAATTTACCCATTAGGTTTTCGTTTATTGCATTATCATCGGCAAGTACATTATAATGAAACTGCCAATAGATTTCGTAATATGTTAATGATTTTTTAGAGAAGCAGTATTGGATGATTTCTCTACTGAATTCCTCAGCTTTACCTTCCTTTATTTGTTCTTTAATCCAATCGTTTGAAGAATAGTATTTTTCCCAATCCGAAGATTTGGTTACTGTCCTTTTTCTTTTTTGTCCTTTGAGTGGTGCTAATCTTCTAGTTGATGTAAGTGATTTCTTACCTATATAATATCTACCAGTTGGAGTGTGAATTATTTTATATACGAATCCCACCGCACCAACAGGCACGTCTTCTTCCGTAACAATATTTCCCTCATATAACCAATTCATTTATTATTTTTTAGTAACAATTCCATATTTTTTTTGAGAATTGTATCCACCAATACCAGCTGCTAATCCAGATCCAATAACTCCACTATGAGCCTTATTTAACTTGTCTTCCGGATATGCTTTAGTATCAAACTTTTTACTTCCGTTTCTGTCAATACCTTCACTATATGGTGTTGTATCTTTTCCTTTAATTATTTGACCCGTTTTAGGTCCGGTTTTTCCGTATAATTCTTTAATTGATGCCATTTTATTATTTCTTTATGTATAAATATAAAACAAAACTATTTTAAGTATCAAACCTTATAATAAAGTTTACAGGATAATCATGCAATGACTTTATTGGTTGTGGTAATTTTGCAACAGCTACCATATTTAAGCTATCATCATATAACCCAATTGTTGTAATATAAGGAGCTAAATAAGAACCAGTTCTATCAGTAGTTCCATACTCATCGTAATCATCAAAACTTCCGTATTTTGTTGGGTCTAATTTTGATTGTATTCTATAATCCAAAGAACCACTTCCGTTGGGTAAATTTGTTTTTTTCTTTACATATTTTACACCAGATGAATATACTTTCTTTGAAAATTTTTTTACACCTGTTATATCATTTGGGTCTGTAAATATTAATGTTTGTATTCCGGCACCAGATTCGTAAACTGCTGTTGGGTTTTGGGAATAATTAAATTCATTTTCTAAAACTGATATGAATATTTCGTTTTCATAAATAGTTTGGGTAGAACGATAATCTATTCTAAATGTATTGAAGTTTGAACCAGATGTAATATCTTTACCAATTACAATCAATCCCCTATCATAAAATATATTACCTTTTATATTACTACCAGAATCTATAAGATTAGAATACCCATCATCGGATAAAGTCCTATTTGTATCATCATCCAATAAAACTACCGTTCCCGCCTTAATACCCTCGCCATAATATCTTTGTGGGATTGAGAATACTACAATCTCATCTTCAATAATTCTTTCATCGGTTGAAGCATATGATTTTCGTTTTCCAACTTCAGTAAAAATAGATGCGGTATCTGAATTACGATAGAATTGGGATTTAATCGAAGCGTATAAACTTTTTTTAGAAACACCATAACTAACTTCATCAATGGTATCATCAAAATTACCACTACTTCCACTTAAAGCAAATATAGGATGTATATCGTTTTCATCTAATGTCCATTCTTTATAAACCTTAAATGGTCTAATAACAATATCGGATTTTGAAATTTCTTTAAGCATTTTATTTACTTTTATATAAATATGAATAAAAAGAAAAACCCCCAACGAATTGGAGGTCTTCAATTTATCTAATTAATTGTATTAGAATGATAATTTAACTTTAATTAAAACTTCCTTATCAAATGATTTTGGAACTGGTTGAGATGTTTTAGCCACCGCAATTAATTCATTTGCATCATTTAATAAACCTATTGTTGTGATATAAGTGTATGGGTCAGTTTTAAATGTAGTTTCAACAAATGTTCCATCTGTTTTTACATACGTTGGGTTGTTAGAATAGTTAAACTCTCTATTTGTTGCTCTTACAAAGAAATGTTGAGTTGAAATATTTTCAGTTCGTCTTGCATCAAAATCAGCACCTTTTTTAATTGCGTAATATAATAATTTGTGATTATAAGCTTCGTGAGTTATTGCCGTACCACCCGATAAACTACCAGTATTAAGAAATCCAACTTCCCCAACATTACCAACAAGACTACCAACTGCGGTTGCGTTAAGAACAATTATTCCTCTATCAGGATAAAATAAACCAAGTCCTTCACCATTTGATGCGGTTGTTGTATTAATTGTTGCTTCATTTTGAGTTCCTAAATTCAATGAACCAGATACAACTTTAAATACCCTACCACTTAATCCATCCTCATCACTAAATTTCTTTCCACTGTTATCAATAAGAGTAAATAATCCATTAGACCCAGATAATTTTAATGACCAGTTACCCGCATCCATTTTTTCTCTAAATCTACTTCTACTTAAATTGATAACATAAATACCATTTGCATCTGTTGCAATGTTTGAACTATTTTCAAATGAGAATTTACTATCGGTTGGGTCTAACAACATTGAACGATATTGTGCGTATGTTGCTTTGGATGCTAACAATGAATTTGGATTATTATCTAATGTTACAGAACCACTACCATCCACATGTCCGTATGCTACTGCAAATTGAACTTCTGCAGAAGCTGTTAGTTGGGGATTATAATTATATACATTATAATAGTATTGTCCACTATCTTGTCCTACTTGTGTTGATGATGTGCTAAATGAAGTTAATTGACCTTCATCTCCACTCCATAAACCAGTAGTTACTACTTCGGTTTTTGCGTTTACTTTATCAAATTCTCCAAATCTTTTGTATATTCCAGTTGTAGTTCCAGTACCAGATGCAACTTGCTGTCCAGCTGGTAATGCTCTATTAAGAGCTGCAACGACTTCTTCGGATGTGAACGTACCAGCGTTTACTATTCGTAAAATCTCTGCCGAAACTGCTGCGTTATTTATTAGTGCCATTTTCTATATTTTATTATACTGTTTGTTTGTATGTTACAGTTACCGGTATTGTTTGAGAACCTCCTGTTTCATTACCATAAACCGTTATTGTTGTTGCAACATCGATAGTTAAGTTAGGATTTGGAGTAAATCTAAATTCTAAACCACTAACTACTTGTGCGGTTGTTGTAATTTCTTCACCTAAGAATACAGGAATAGTTCCAGTTCCAGTTGCTCCAGAAGTTACAGTTAATGTACCTGCTCTTTGGTCTGCTAATACAACAGTGTATCCAGCATTTTGATTTCCGGCAGGAGAAGTTGTTGGAGTTAATCCTACACCACCTTCGGTTTGATTTACTGCAATTGCAGTTACACCCAATTTAACCACTGGGATTTGTGTTGTTCCTTTTGGTAAAGTTACCAATTTATATCTTAATACTTGAGTCTCATCAGGAGATGCTTCCGTTACAGGAATTGCTGTGATTGCAGAATCATAGTATGCCGAACCTTTTGGATGTGCTGGTTCGTATAATGTATAATCAATTTCATCATCTGCCAAAGCGAACTTTGTAATGTTAAGAGATTGTCCAGATGCTAATTTTTGTCTACCTTTTTTGGTTAAAATTGCATCTACTGTTATTTCTAAATTATCTAAATATGCCATTTGTTATGCGTTTATTCTATATTATATAAATATAACTTATTTTTATTTTCAATTTACTCCACAATAAGTATTGGTTCACCACTACCTCTACCTGTTTTAGCAACACGAAGTATGTTAGGATTGGTTGTGAATGTTTCAACTACAGCTAAACCATCTGGCGTTGAACCTGATGTTTGCAGAGAACCTTTAAAGTAAGAACGTTGCATTCCTTCCGATAAATTATTTACAAATTTATAGTGTGATGGAAAATATCCGTTAAGTGGTGTTATTTCTACCAAATCTCCACTTGCGCTTGGAAAAAATGGTACTCCGTATGAGCCAGTACTAAATGGTAATATTCCTACTTTATATCTATATTTTGTAACAGCTGTCTTTTCGTACTTAACTTGTCCATATAGTGTTGCTGGGTATCCTTCTGTTTGTGTATTTATTTTTTGGGTATATTGTTGTTTTATTAAAAATATATTTTTTCTACTTCCAGTTAGTTGATAGTTTCCAAATAAAGGGTCATAACTTCCAACTATACCAGTACCATTTTCACCATATAAACCAAATCCAGCGTTTGCTAATGAGTCAGGATTCATACCAACAATAGTTGTGTTAAATGAATCAATTTCAGCAGTTATAGTGGCACCAGTTGGTATAAATATTTCTACAGAACCAGTAGGTGGGTATGTGGGATATTCCGTTTCTATTACATAAATGTCACTAGTTGGTATTTCCGTTTCATATCCATTGTATTCTGATTCAATTAAGTAAACTTCATCCGTATTTACTAAAGCATCATAAGATGGTAAATCGGAAACTAATGTTGCTATTTGAGTTGCATCTATTAAAGCATCCTTACTTTCATATGAAAATTCTATTTCATTGTACTGATTTGCATTTACAACACTTTCATAATCACCTCTTTCCGATTTTGGTTTATCCCATTTAGTTTTACTTCTTTCTAAATAATGAGGTTCGATTAAAAGACCTTTAGAAACTTTTGCTCTAGCAGGTGCTAAATCATCCAATACATCAAATAAAGATTTATCAATATATCTTACTAATTGGATATATTCATTCATATTTCTATTTAAACGTTGGAAATAATACTTTCTTAAATCCGCAAGTTCTCTATATGAATCTTTGTAATCATCCGATGGGTCACCAATATAGTTATCAATATTAAAATCTCCAAATGCTTTTACAATATCCATATTTAACTCCTTAATAGGAGACATGAATATACCTAATCGGTTTGAATCAATAGGTGCCCTATCAAAAGATTTTTTAGTTGCTCTTACTTTATAAGATAAATCCCCAACTAAAGTTTGTTCTTCTAATCTAATTTTGTTTGAATAATTTAATCCCAATGATGGTACAGTTGCAGTTACAGTTCTATCGTATGGTTCGTATTGATATGGATAAGCCGAAGCTGAATACATTAAACTTGCGGTAGCATAATCCTCACCATACGTTGTATTTATAGAAACGTTTTTAATATAAGGGTCTAATATTCTATTTTTTGGATATTCAAAATCCAAACGAAATAGCATATCAGCGGTTGATGCAGTATATGAATTACCATTTATTGCATCTGGATGTAATGTATGATTTTCAAATTTAGATGGTTGTAATGGGACTTTCCACAAACGGAATTCATCCAAATTACCATCAAAGTCATTACCTATTGTTAAATTAGAACCACTCTCCCAACATTCTTTTGTACTAACAAAAGACATACTTACCGAATTGATTATTCGTTGCCCATCGGATGTTTTTAGTAATACTTCATAACGAGATGCTACCGATGCCGCACCACCTAATGGATATCTATTTATTAAAACATTACTATAATATTCAGTAGATAATGGAAAATTAGAACTACCACTAACGGTATCAGGTCCTAATGCATACTCACCATTAGCACCATTATAATACTCAACAGTCATTGTTGCAGATGGTGTGTAGTAGAATGGACTTCCAGTTACAGCCGATATATATGCACCAATTGAACCAGTGTAATATTCAATAGATGAACTAGGTGGGGCCCAAAATGTATTTGTCCAATTAAAATTACTACTTGTTATATTTTCAAAATAAGGTCCTGCTGATATTGCATTTTCACCCAATCCAAATGTTAAAGTTGCAAATGAACCAGTGGTTTGTTCTATATCTAAATAGAATTGACTACTTGATATGATTCTGGTTGTTTGTGAACTATTAGGTTTTATTCTAAATTCAATACCTTGTGGGTATGAACCATTTATTGATTTCCAAGGAACAACAACAGAAGAATTATATGAACCAGAGTTTAATTTAATTGCAGCAGTTCTATCATCAAATGTAAATTTAGTACTACCTTCTTTGGTTGGGTTTTGAGGTCCACCAAACTCCATTATCGTCAACATGGATTGAGGAACGCCATAACAAGCCATTACAGCTTTCATAGCTCTTGAAGTTCCTTTATGCTTTAATAGATATGGTAGATTGTTTAAGATTCTTCTCCAAACTTGATTGTTAGCATCTTCTAACGGCATTCCATATTTTTGAAAACCTTCTTTATTAGTTCCAAACGCATATTCCCAAAGAAATTGAGAATCAAATGCTCGTTTACCCTCCCATCCCATTGATTCTAACATATTATATATTAGAGTATTGGTAGCACCTTTTAATTGCTTTTCTTCTAGCAATTTATTTCCTTTCAATCCATTTATATATACCCAAATGATATCAAAATGTTGCCCAATCATATCTAAAAAGACTATAAAATCTTTATTATCATAATCTTCTCTGATAAATTCTGGTATGTTGTTTACCAAATAGTTTGGATTATATTTATCAAATTGTTCTGCTAAATTAACTAAATTGTTAAACCAATCCAATACAATAGAATCTGTTGTTGGCCTTAAAACATATGTAGTCAAACCATTTATTGGATTTGTATATATCGTCTTTGGATAAGATAGTACGTTAAATAATATATCATTATACAACCATTTTTCAAACCCATCAAATGCTCTTATTAAACTATTTGCATTTTCTAATACTTTTTTAGCTTCATCTATTTGAGCAGTTCCTTTTGGTTGATATATTTCCCATTGTACTAAATCAAATATGATATCTTCGGTTATTAAATTTGCATCATCTTGTGAACTATATGTTGTTAAAAAAGGGTCTAAATTTGGATTGTTGTATTCTGCTAATAAATTGGATTGTAAATCAATATATGGGTTTGTAAATGTATCAGCTATCAATCCATTATATTTTGATTTATAATTTTCTATAAGTTGTATTTTATAAAAAAAGTTATTAACTCGTTCTTCAGCTGAACTAAAGTTTACAAAATTATCAAATAAATAATTAGAACCACTTGCGTATGATATATTTAGTTTAGAAGTATCAATACCAGTACTTTCTAAATATTTATTTATTAAATCATTTGAAGTAGTTGAACCACTTGCAATTAAATCATTAAATACTTTATATCCAATTGAATTATTTTCAGAATTTAATGAAAAATTAGGTCCTTTTAACGGAGGACATATTTCATTAGTTGTAGATGATAAAGTTATAGTTTCAACTATTGGATTGGATTGTAATTTTGAAATCCATAATTGCTGATTTGTTTGTATACTCGTTGGTAATGGTTCGTATAATTTAACTATTAACGAATTTTCACTACCAACCCAAGTTGTTATTACTCGATTATTACCATTTCCTAAATGTAATAAATGAGTAAGATATTTTGAAGTTTCATCTACAAATATACTAGTATCAAATTGAGAAGTAAATGCTTCCGCAATTCTATTAATAGCTACTGATCTTGGTATTGTTAAATTACCTTTATCAAAGTTAATTGAAATTTTTTCTTCTTTACCTGTTAATACTTTATATCCACTTACATTATATGGTGTTAATATTAAACTTATATATATTTTGTCTTGGTCTTCCGAAATTTGAGTACCATCCAATTCTAGTAATTTTTTAAAATTTAAATCAACAGTTCCAGATTTGGTTACTTGAATATAAGATGTTCCTCCTAATTTTTTTATTCGTACAAAATCAGTATCAACAGAATCATAAGAAATTTGAAAATCAACATCAGTACCAGCATAATCAGGTCCATATAATACTGATGGGAATGTTATGTTTCGTATATCAGGCGTACCCACATTCATTTCCTCAACCGCACTAATTTGGAATTCTAACGCATTACCATCACCTACACTTGAATTGTAAGGAACTAAAATAGTTTTATAGCTTCCAACTTGTGTAAATGCGGAATCAGGTATTACAATTACTGCAGTTGTTTGTGTACCTAAATTTGTAAATTTATAAGATTTTCTATTTATGTATGCCGTTACTTGCTCAACGTTACCTATTTTAATAATACTAATTGGTATTCCAGTGTCAGTATTTATATTATAGCGTTTTAATTCGGTGTTTGTTAATTTTATTTCAGGTAATGCTCCTACTATATTCTGAGCTATTAGGTTTGATTCCGTATAAATATCTACATTGTAAACTCCATCTACAGTAATTTCACATGTAATAATTGGAGTAGTTTTTGATGATTTTAGATTTTTCTTTACATTAGTAGATACTACATTTATTTCCGATACGTTATATAGTTTTTGGTCAGAAGTTGCAAATGAAATTTTTGAACCAACATCTACTTTTATTTCATTTAAACCTTGCTTTAATCTAAACGCTTCACCACCTTTAATAAAAACTGCAGAATTACTAGCTCCATTTAATGCAACAAATACAGTAAATATAGTATTTTGTGGAAGATTTAAATCAGTTGGTGTTACCGGTGGTACTGGTATATCTCCAGTTAAATCATTATTAGCAGATACAGCTCCCTTCAATTTTTCTTTCCATTCTTCTGTACTTTTTGGTATATTATATGGGTTTGATGAATTTACAACAAAATCAGGTCTACCATCTGCATATTTAATAGTAGTGTAAGATGGAATTACAGTATCACCTAATTGTAATGCTGATAATTGTAATGGTATATTTAAACCATTAGGAAACAAATTAATTTCACCAGATGATATTTTTTTACCAATATCTGCTAAATTACCTGCAGCTTTATACAATTCTAATGTGTTATTTTTTTTTAACATTAGGTATTGTTCTTCTGTAAGACCAATTAGTTTTGCTTCGGCTTTTTCTGCTTCTGTTAGCATTTGTTATTTCTTATGTGTTATTACTTTATAAATATATTTTTTTTAACTTCCAAAATATCCATCATATCCCAAACCACCATCTACTGGACTTGCACCTAAATCACCAGGATTTGTAAATGGATTATCAATATATGGATTACTATCAGGAGGTACAGTAATTACCGGATTATCATCATATGGTGGGTTTGGAATATTAGGTATTTGCGGACCTATTGCTATTTGAATAGGAGGTATATAAATTCCAGCAAAAGGATTGGTTGGTGCACCAGTAGTTCCCCCACCCGCAGTAGGTATATCAGTAGGAGTAGTTCCTCCACCAGTTAAAGTTCCATCGGGATTTTCCTCCAATGGATTTGTAGTTGCTCCACCCTCCGGTGGAATAGTATTTCCACCACCACCAAGTGGTGGAACAGGATCAGCAACTCCACCTGTCGGATTTCCAAATGGGTCGGTTTCGATTGGATTTGCTTTTGGAGGTCCTCCTACCGGTGGTTTTGGTCTTTGCGGTGCATCGCTTGGTTTATCAATTTGTCCATCGTATGGATTATTTGTGCCTGGTGTTTTTGGTTTTTCTGGATTTGGTTGTTCTATTATAATAACAGGACCTGCTGGTTTACTTGGGTCTTCTTTTGTTACAGCCGTATCCAATGGAGTAGCAGGAGATTTAAAAATAGTAGTTTGTCTAAGAACAGGAAACGATGTATCTATTATAGTATCACTTTCATTTCTTTGTAATACGGATGTAACATAATCATTACTTACATTAAATCCATAATCAAAACTTGCTTTTGCTTTAACATCAGGATACAATAAATAATGACTTATAACTTCTGTTAAAATTCGTTTGCAAGTATTTGTTATATCCAATACAGATAAATCTAAATTTTGTTTAGTTGATTTTACTTGCCCATAATTAGGTTGTCCTATTGTTGAAAATCTATTGGAAAATTCATATTCAGATGCTTTTACAAATGCATTTCGTATCTTTGTAGCAAATTCATCAAAATTTACTATTTTAAATTCAGCTCTTAAAGTATCAAACCATTTTGCCGTATATTTATTTTTAATAAGTTCGGTTATATAATCGGCTTTTATTTTTTCTAAAAAAGTAGATATATTGTATATAGTATCCTCTCTAAAATTTTTATTATTTGTAAATATATTAAATCTTTCTTGTAAATCGGTATGTTCTTCTAAACCTTTTTTTAGAGGGTATAATCTTATCTCTGTTCTTGATGGTGATATTTCAGAAATCCATAATTTACTTGTATTTTCATCACCTCTACCAGCTCTACTATTAACTAAAGTTATTTGAGTTTTAAAAATACCATTTGTATATCCAGCTTCCTTTAACAATCGTTCTACATCAACAAAATATTCTTTTGGAAATTTGTATTTTTGAAATTCAGTACCCATTGGTATGAGTATATAATCTTTAATATTTTCGGTTGATAATTTTATGTATCTAACTTTACCATAATTACCTTGTGGTAACTGATTATCTCTTGCATCATAAACTACAAATTCAATCAAATCAGAATTACTAAGACCAAAAAAGGATTGTAAATTTCCTTCTTCGAAAATTGCTCTATCATTTGAGTTTATTCTATATCCTTTATTTTGTATTACCTCCTTAAATGTTTGTAATGCCATTTTATTTTAATTTATACGAATCCTATTTTCTTAAATGTAGCTGATAGTGTAGCTGATGATGTTTTTGATTTAACAGTTAATGCAGCTGTATAAGTAACATCACCTTGATTAGCACTTCTTGGTGGTTTATCAGATATAACATTTGGTTTTGTTGCTATTGTTACAATTTTAGTTTCGGATGGTTGTAATGTTACTGAACTTGGAGTGTAGAATACATCACCAACTCGTCCGCTTGGAAAAAATGATAATGTTACTGCATCTTTTGTAAAATTATATACTTCAATATCCGGTCCATTTATCCACGTTACACTACCATTACCATCCCATTTTGCAGTAAATGCCAAATCTCCTAAATTTGTATCAGATTTAGCAATTGTTTTAACAGAGAAATCTTGCCCAACTTTAGCTCCTTCTGCTATTTTTGAAGCTTTTCCAAATAATTGGTCTTTTAAATTTTCATTTTCCGTTTGCAACGATTGATTTCTTGCAAAAAGTGAAACTCTTTGTAATGCTTCGTTAGTTGCTTTTTGTACTGCATTTTGCAAATCAACAACAGATGTTGATACCTTTGAATTAGCTTGTGTAGTTTGATTTTGTGCAGTAGCTACCAATAACTCTTTTGAATCAATTTCAATTCGTAAACTTTGAGATACTATTTGCAATTCCGTTACTTTTGATTGCAAATTTGTAACTATACCATTTAAAATTTGAACTTCAGAAGTTAAATCAATTACAGATTGAGTTACAGGATTATATACACTTCGTAGAACAGTATCAGGCAATGGTTCTACTGGTGGTGGTATTAATTCAGTTATAACAATATCTATTGTTTTTTTTATTTCTTCAATATCATATTTTGGTTTTTGTAACTTACCACTAATAATACCATCATCTGCAACCGAACCACTAAATATATGAACACCAAATTCATTTTTAGTCGTGATAGCTTCAGAACCTCTAACTAAAAGTTCGCTAATTTTTGCTTCATTTTTTAAACCACTATTTACTGCCATTTTTAGTATTTGACTATATCAAATGTTATACTATTATCAAAATATTGAACACCACCATTTTGTTCAATTTTAAATTCTATTTTATATGTTCTATTAGCCTCCCAATTTGAAAGATTTAAATTTATATAATTTCCATTTGAATCACAACTTACTTTTGAATAGTCCGAAAATGGTACTATTACATCATCAGATGAAAAATCTTTTATCTGATAATATGTTGTTTGTGGTAAGTACTTAATAGTGTTATACGCAAAAGTATTTGTAAACGTTTTTAATGGATACAATTCTCTAGCTAATATTCTTAATTTTGGAGTACTACCTAATTTATATTCTTTTTTTAGATTGGATATACTAACTTTAATATCTTCAGAAGTCAAAGCAGTCAATGAAGCTGTTACAAATGATTGGTCATTCCAACCTATTCTAATCTTTGGTTGATATATAGTATGTGTTTCTTTACTAAAAAATTTAATTATACCATAATCTTCCGTATTAGATTCGGCATCATTTGAATTATCTGCGTTTGCGTATTTTAAAATAAATCCATCATTTGGTATAGAACCACTCATCCAAGCTTTCAATATAGATTTAACATCCATATTAATATCAGATGTTTCATAATCAAATGATTGAGAAGCTGCATATTGTGTCCACCAAGTACCACCTACACCATTGTTTATACTAGCGGTGGTATTTGCTGTAAAGTTATTATCTAACCAATCTAATTTAGTATCACCTTCTCTATAATTCCAAGTTACACCCTGTGTTGATATATTATCAAAACGAGTACCAATACCCATTTGCCAACTACGAGATACTGCATTTGCATATATTGTATATTCTAATGGAATTTCATTTGTTTCAGTTTCTTTTAAAATTAAAGTAGCATCCGATAATGCAATAGTACCATCTGATATTGATTTTGAAATAAATCCTACTTCAAATTTTATTAAAGCATGAGATACATCTTTTATGTTACCATAATAGACTTTACTAATTTCTAATATTTCATCAAGCCCAGTATTTTGGTTGGGTTGTTGTAAATAAACCGATGCATCTTTTGATGCTGTTAAAAAATATATCATTATCTTACTCTACCTTTAATGTCCGAATTTGGATATTTAACTTCAAAAACCGATGGGTCTAAAGATGGATATACTATCTTATCTTTAGTTGCCGAATCTATATTATATGAATTTGGAGAATACTTTCCACCACATTTATTTGTAATTTTTAACATTGGTACTGATGAAACCCCATCTACATTTGCTAATAATAATTCAATTTCGCTTAAATTTATAGTTTGATTAAATGTCCAATTATCTATACTAAAATAATCTATTAACTCTAATATGCATTTTGTCAATATTTCACTTTTGTTATAACTACCATAAACTATTATTTCAAAATCGATACCAATATTAATAATAAACCCATCATTTATATTTACACCATCTGTTAATATACGATATTCGTTTAAATATGTTTTAAGATTTTCTTTAACTGCTCTATTTAAATTTGTAAGATTTGAATTAGAATCATATCCCAATAAATAAAGATTAATTGCAAACGGATTATTTTTTTCTTTTTGATTTGATTCTTTACCAATCAAAAATTTATTTATTTCTTCTCTAACACTTGCTAATGTTGGTTCTTGTATATCAGGTTTATTCACAAAACTCATAACCAAATCTGCAAATTCTTGCAAATGATTTGGAGATGCTAATATAGATGATGGAGAATTATTATCCAATGTACCATCCGCAGTTGCATATGCTTTAGCTATACCGCCATATTTGGATGGTAATGATAGTACTCTAATTTGATAATCTTTTGCCGTTACTGCTCTGTTTTGTGCTCCAAAATTTGCTAATGCGTTTTGTCTAATTTCTTCAATAGTTTCACCACCTCTACCACCAACCGCAGGTACTTCATTATCAACTGCTAATGAATTTTTAATAGTATTATATGCAATTAATTGTTGTGCAGTTAATGATGTTGTATCATCTTCATATTGTACAGATGATATGGTTGTTAATTCACCCTGTCCTACATTTGAACTAACACCCCCACCTACAAAATATTTTACAGTAATTGTAGTGTTAGATGGAGATGTTCCATATGTTTTTGTTTTTAAGAAGTTCGTTGGGTCAAATGATTCTTCCAATCTACTAATTGAGTTTGGTAAACCAAGTCCTACATTTTTAAGATTTGGAATTAATTGTTCATCGGATGCGGATGGGTCACCTGCTCCAAATTGAATTGTAGTTGTACTATCTTGATTTATTTTAGTAGTAAATCTTTTTGGTGTTTTTATTGTTTTAAGAATGTATGGTACTGTTGTTTTAAATTGATATAAATCGTTATCATTTGTTTCTGTATTTGGATTATCAACAAAAACCATTTCTTGCCCTAAATATGGAACTTCGTAATATTTGTTGCTATTTGAATCTCTAACATCATATATTTGTATAATATCGGTATCCGGCAATTCAATAGTTTGGAATGGTTGATATGACCCAAATGTATAGTTTGTTTCTTTTTGAATAGCAGATATTGCGTTTACATATTTTTTAACTAAATAAAAAATTGGTTCACCTGTGGATGCATCTCTTTGATATATTGTTATTTCTCTGTTATTTGAGTCATTAAAATCAACTACATCCGTTGTTCTAAATTGTATAGAATTATTTTTAGATTCAATAATCATACCTTCTTTGATTCTTAAATAATATTTTAAATCAGGTATGTTATTTATACCACTACCAATAGATGGTACTAATTGATAAACAGAAATAGTTGTTATAGCCGGTGAAGTTACTTTTGGTTTATATCCTAAAAATTGAGCCAATGCTATTACACTTTGAATATCTTCCGCATATGGCATTAATGATTCTTTCAAAGTATCGTCAATGTAGTATGATAGGGAATCACCTATATAGGATGCCATTTCAATAAACATCATACCCGGTGATGATTCATTAAAATCAGAATATGTTTTTGAAAAATAAGTTTTAGCAAATTCTATTAAATTTGCTCTAAAGGCAGTAAAATCTTTATTAAGATATTTGATATCTTTACCTTTATTTTTAAAATTTTTATTTATAGTGTTTATTGCCATATCAATTATCCTTGTACTGTAAATGATGTTATTTTAAAATCATTTGTATTTTTTAGTTTAAACCTTATAGAAACATAAACTGCATTTAAATCCTTTAACTGATTGGTTTGCTCTACTATAATATCATCAACATCTACATATGGAATCCAAGCTGCTATTGTATTTACTATATCATCTTCAATATCAGATGCCATTTGTTCATTATTAAAATCAAATAATAATTTGTGTAAATCGCTTCCAAATTCAGGCTGTAATACCCTTTCTCCTTTTTTTGTTAATAATAAATTTTTTATATTTGATTCAACTTGTTCTATTATTGTAAATGATTGATTAAATGCCGTATTTCCAATTTGTATAGGTAGCGTAATACCAAATGCATAGTCTTGATATGATTTTGTATCCTGTACAAGAGTTCTACCTATTATTACTGCCATTATTTTTTATTAAATCTTTTTACTAATTCTGAATAATCTCTATTCAATGCTTTATCTAATTCCGGTACTCCAGTTTGAACACCTAATCCACTTGGTTGAGGTCCTTTTGCTAAATCACCATATCCCATTTTATCAGCTACCGCAGTTCTACCTACAACAGAACCCATATCACCTTGTCCAAAATTCATTGTTCTAAAACCACCATCACCTTGTGGGATACCTCCTCTTGTTTCATTTAAAATTTGGTTAATCATTGGGTTTTTACTAAATTGTTTAGTTTCTACTACTTTAGTTTCAACCGATTCCTTAATAGTA